TGGCACCGCCCTCCGGTACCAAATTCTGGCGCAAAAACCTCTAAGTTGCCGTCCCGGAATGGAAAAACGGCCTCTAAGCACACCTCGGTCGCAAAACGTGACACCAAGCGGGTCCGCGGCGAGCGGAAATTCTCGCTCGCGTCGCCGCCGGAGCTCGCGCCCGAGGCCGAGGCGCGCGGCTCCGAGATCGCGCCGATCATCACGACGTCGTACCTGCAGGCGTTCGAGCGCCTCGGCGGCGTGACCGGGCTCGTGCGATGGGGCCGGCGCAACCCGTCGGCGTTTTACCGAACGCTCGCCGCGATGGCGCCGGCGCTCGGCCGTCACGCGAAGGGTCACGGGCTCGTGGTCCAAGTCGCCTCGTTCGGAAAAACTGGAGTCGCGATCGATGGCAAGGCGCACGCCGCAGCCGACGATTCGGATCCCGCATAGCTGGTCGCCGCGGCCGTACCAGCTCCCGGCGCTCGAGGCGTTCGAGGCCGGTCGCCGGCGACAGATGCACGTGTGGCATCGGCGGGCCGGCAAGGATTCGTTTTCGATGAATCTCGCGGCGATCTGGTCGCAGCGCGAGGTCGGCACCTATTGGCACGTGATGCCGTACAAAGTGCAGGCCAAAATCACGCTCTGGAACGGCATCCGCAAAGACGGCGTGCGGTTCATCGATCAGGCGTTCCCGCAGGCGATCAGAAAATCGACACGCGACGAAGAGATGCTGATCGACTTCGTGAACGGCTCAACGTGGCAGATGGTCGGCGCCGATCACTACGACAACCTCATGGGCTCCAACGTTCGCGGTGTGGTGTTCAGCGAGTACGCGCTCTGCGACCCTGCGGCCTGGGACTACATCCGCCCGATCCTCGCGGAAAACAAAGGCTGGGCGGTGTTCATCACGACGTACCGCGGCAAGAACCACGCGTACAAGCTCTACGAGCGCGTGAAGGATAACCCCGAGTGGTTTTGCTCGAAGCTCACCGTCGACGACACGCGCGATTGGGACGGCGCGCGGATCATGACGCCGGCGGACATCGAGCGGGAGCGCCTCGAGGGCATGGACGAGGCGATGATCCAGCAGGAGTACTACTGCGATCCGATGGCGGCGTTCAGCGGCTCGTACTACGGCACGCAGATGCAGCGGCTTGTCGCGCAGGGCCGCCTCACCTCGGTCGCCTACGACCCGAAGTACTCCGTGTATGCGACGTGGGATCTCGGCTGGGTCGATCACTTGACCGCGATCTACATCCAACTGCACGGCAACGAGTCGCGGATCATCGGCTCGCGCTCGTGGCGCTTGACCACGATACCGGACGCGATCGCCGACGAGCGCAAGACGTTCCCGTGGGAAGTCGACACGGACGTGCTGCCGTGGGATGCCGCGAAGAGCTCGCTCGAGACGGGATCCACGTGGCAGCAGGTGTTCGAGGATCAGCGACGGCGCACGGAGCTCGCGCCGAAGCTCAGCTTGCAAGAAGGCATCCAGCAGGTGCAGCTGTTGCTGCCGACGTGCTCGATCGACACCGAGAAGCGGCCGTGGGCGCCCGAGGGTAACAACCAACTGCTGATCGAATCGCTGACGGGCTACCGCACGGAAGTGCGCAAGGGCAGCGGCACACCGGGTGTGTTCCAACTCTCGCCGTCGCACACGTGGGAGTCGCATCTTGCGGACGCGCTGCGCTACTACGCGGTGTTCAGATCCTCGGGCGGCCTGACATTAGGGGAGTGGGGACCGGCTCCCGATTGGAGCCGCCACGATAGGGCCGTCATCTGAACCGTCGCGATCTCCTCACCCGCGTGAAAGGCCAGCTGCGTACGTGCGCCGGCTGGGAGTCCGATCAGGACGCTGCCGATCGCGCGACCGCGTTGAACTACTACTTCATGCGGCCGCGCGGCGACGAGGTTGCCGGGCGCTCGCAGGTCGTCTCTGGCGACGTCTCGGCGATGGTCGAGGCGATTCTCGCGCAGATGCTCGACGCCTACAGCTCCGACAACATCGTCGAGTTCGACCCGTTCGGGCCTGACGACGAGGACCAGGCGCAGCTCGAGACCGACGCCGTGTCGCACTTCGTCATGAAGCAATCGAACGGGTTCCTCGAGCTCGCGCAGTCGATCAAGGATGCGGAGCTGCTGCGCAACGGCGTGATGAAGATCTGGTGCGAGGACGAGCTGCACATCCAGACGAGAACGTTCGAGGGCGTGACGCCCGAGGCCTACGCCGAGCTCGCCGACGGCGTCGACGTGATGAGCTTCGACCGCAACGCCGGCGTGCTCAAGATCCGCAACAAGACGATGCGCAAGCGCTTCCAGGCACGCAGCCTCGCGGTCGAGAATTTTCTCTACGACTCGGCACACGACTCTCACGACCTGCAGGCGATCTCGATCTGCGCCGAGCGACGACGCAACACACGCTCAGAGCTCGTGCTGATGGGCTTCCCGGAAGCGAAGGTCGAGAACTGCAAACAGACGACGAGCGACTACAAACCCGACGCTGCGGCGCGAAACCCGCGCCGGCGTACCGACAACACGCGCCCCGTCGACACCGCCGGCGAGGTCGTCGAGTGGTACGAGACGTACGTGCTCGTCGACGTCGACGATGACGGGATCAGCGAGCGGCACCGCGTGTGCCTCTCGGGCGACGTGCTGCTCAAAGACGAAGAGGTGAAGCTCGTCCCGTACGCGGTCGGCGCCGTGATCGTGAACCCGCACAAGCTCCGCGGGATCTCGCTGTTCGACAAGCTGAAGCAGACGCAAGACATCAACACGGCGCTCAATCGCGCGCTGCTCGACAACGTCAACACGACGACCAAGAACCGGCTCGCGTATCTCGACGGCAAGGTAAACCCTGACGACGTCTCCGACGGGCGGACCAACGGCGGCATTCGCGTGAAGTCGAACGTCGCGGACGTGCGCGCGGCGGTGATGCCGTTCGTCGTGCCCGACACCTCGGTCGGGATCCAGGGCGCGCTCGCGTATCAGCGCGAGGTCCGCACCGAGCTCGGCGGCGCCGCGCTCGAGCTCGCGACCGGGCAGATGCAGATCGGCGGCGACCGCATGGGCTCGCAGGGACTCGATCGCGCGTACTCGGTCATGGAGCAGCTCTCGGCGCTCATGACCAAGACGATCGCGGCGACGTTGATCCGCTCGACGTTCCTGCTCGCGCACGCGACGCTGCGCGAGCACTACACGACGCCGGTGCCGATCAAGCGCAACGGCAAGTGGTTCAGCCCCGTGCCGTCGGAGTGGCCGGAGCGCACGAGCCTCACAGTGAAGATCGGCATGAGCCCCGGCGAGCGGATGCGCAAAGCGGCCGCGCTGTTGCAGATGCTGCAATCGCAGGTGCAGCTCGCCGGCCTCGGCATGGACGAAGTGCTCGTCAACTTGAAGGGCTTCTACGCGACGCTCATGGACTGGGCACGCGTCTCGGAGATCCAAAACCCGGAGCAGTATTTCGTGGATCCCGAGAGCGAAGAGGCGCAGGCGGCGCTCAAGAGCAAGGCGCAGGCCGCGAAGCAGAACTCCGATCAGCAGAAAGCGCTCATGCAGCAGGCGATCGGCCTCGAGCAGATCCGCTCGTCGATCGACAAGTACAAGGTCGATGTCGAGACGCAGTTCAAGTACTGGAGCGAGACACTCCGCGCCGAAATCGAAGAGGCCAAGATCGTCGGTGCGGCGACCGTCGATCTGATCGCCGCGAAGGAAAAGCCCGATGACCGAGAAAGAACTGGCCCGGGAGCTACGAAAAAACCCGCTGCTGCCAAGGCTGCTTAGCGAGCTCAAGGCCAGCGCCGTGCAGGCCTGGGAATCCGCGTCTGACATTAAGGACCGAGAGCACCAATGGTTTTTGGTGAAGGCGCTCGAGGACCTGCGAGAGCATGTCAACACCTGCATCCGAGATCGCGCCGGAGACGGCCGAGACTGAAGTCGACGGCGCTGGCCCGTCGGCGCTGCGCGAGCTCGCTCGCCAGTACACCCTGCAAGAAACGCCGGAGACGGCGGACACTGACGATCAGCCATCGGCGAAGCCCGGCGAGAGCCCCGAACGGAAGAAGGCCAAGCCCAAGACGTTGAAAGAGCTCGCGGAGACGCTGCAGCTCGACGTCAAGGACCTGTACGACCTCGAGATCCCTGCGAGCAAGCCCGGCGAGAAATTCACGCTCGGCCAGCTCAAGGATCACCTGGCCGAACGGGAAAATTTCACGGTATCGCAACTGAAGCTCGACGAGGATCGGGCGCGCATGGAGTCGGACTTCACGCGCGCGCAGCAGGAGCTGCAGACGTTGCTGGCCGCCTTGCCCAAAGAAGCGATCAAGCCCGAGACGCTCGAGCTGATCCGAACGCGACACGAGACGACGCTCAAGAACGAGCGCACGCGCACGATGGAATTGATCCCGGAGTGGCGCGACGAGGAGCGCCGAACGCAGGATCTCACCGGAATGGCCGAGCACTTGAAGGACTACGGCTTTTCGGCGAGTTACCTGAAGTCGGTGTACGACTCTCGCACCATGAAGTACTTGCGGGACAACTATCTGCGCAAGCAGCGCCTCGACAAGGCGCTGGCGCTCGTCACGGAGAAGAAGCCGAACGCGTTGGGCAAGGGTAAGCCAGGCACGCCGCAGCCACCGGGCGAACCGAAGGGACGCTTGACCCGAGAAGAGCAGCAAGTGAGCCGATACCTGAAGGCGATCAACCCGAAGGTGAACTGACATGGCTTTCCCCGCAGACGCAATCGATACCGCCGATCTCAAGGCACTGCTCGCCGGCGGCTTGGTGAACGAGGACGTTCTCAAGAAAATTTTCGACATCAGCGAGATTCCGTGCCCGTTTTTGGATCTCATCGGGTCGGACACCTGCGAAAACTCCTACACGGAGTGGGCGCAGGACGAGCTCGGCGCCGTGGATCCGACGAACGGGGTGATCTCAGGCTCGGACGTTGCGACTTACGCGGCGGCGACCGGCTCGCGCGTCGGCAACCACACGCAGATCAGCCGCAAGGCGATCGCCGTGTCGGAGCGGGCGCGCAACACCAGCAATATCGGCACGAGCGATCAGCTGATGTACGAGGTCATGAAGGGCCTGCAGCGCCTGCGCCGCGACGTCGAGTCGATCGTGTCCGGCCGTCAGGCGTCGGTCGCGGACGATGGCAGCGCGACGGCCGGCAAGACGGGCGGCTTCTCGGCCTGGCTCATCACGAACGACAGCCTCGGTGCGGGCGGCGCGGCGACCGGCTTCAACACGACGACGAAAGTCGTGGCGATACCGACTACCGGCACGACGCGCGCTCTCTCGTGGGGATCGATGCTCGGGACCGTGATCGAGAGCGTCTACACGTCGAACGGCAACCCGACGACGCTGATGACGAATGCGGCCCTCACGCGGCAGATCAACATCTTCCTGAACGCGCCGAGCAACGCGTACAAGGCCGCGCAGCAGGCGAACGTCACGGGCACCGGGCCTGGCGTGTCGCAGACGGCGCAGGGCTACTACCAGGTCATCAAGACGGACTTCGGCTTCAATCTCGAGATCGTGCCGAATCGGCTCTTGCAGACCTACACCAGCGAGGTCGATCTCTTGGTGATCGATCCGTCGATGGCCTCGGTCGGCTACCTCGACGGCTTCAAGGTGAAGGAGCTCGGCAAGAACGGCCTCTCCGATCGGCGCGACATCACGGTGGACTACACCGTCAAGGTGTTCCAAGAGAAGGCGCACGGCGTCGTGCGCGATCTCACGCCGGGCGGCACGGTCGTTGCGTGATCCTTGACAAGAAAGACGAGCGCCGCCTCAGCGAGGCGGCGCTCGCAAACTTGCCGAACCGCGGGGGCAATCCCGAGCGGCCGCGGATCCTCACGCTCAACCAAGCGAAGCGCCGCGGCGAGCGCGTGAACACAACGGCGTTTGGCCGCGTCGTGCTGAACATCCCGATCGTTGACATGCAGGCCATCAACCTTCGCTATCCAGACACGGCCGCACCCGACGCTGAAGTTCGCACGAGAGCCTGGGACAAGTTCCTGGCTTCGCCGGAGTCGGAGCCGTATCGCGTGAGCCGCACGGACGGTAAGCAGGTGCGCCGGTGAACTACGGGCAGCTCAAGACGTTCGTGCTCGCCGAGGCACATCGGGAGGATCTCGCGGCCGAGGTCGCAGGATTCATCCGCCGGGCCGAGGGGATGATCCGGCGCCGGCTCGTCGGCTACGAGCTCACGGCCACGCTCGGCGAGTCCGATCGCGCCGCCGGCGGCGTGTACAACCTGCCGTCGAACCTGCTGATGCTGCGCGCCGTGTTTACCACGAGCGCGGGCGGCTCGAGCTACGCCGTCGAGAACTTCGGCGCGCCGAACATCCGCGAGTACGCCGTGACCGCGCCCGTCGTCGGGTACGCGGTTCGCGGCACGCAGATCGAATTTCGCGGCGTGCCGGCTTTGGATCAGGAGCTCGAGCTTCACTACTTCGGCCATCCGGCCGCGCTCTCGGCCGACGGCGACGAAAACACGCTGCTGACCGATCACGAGTCGCTGTATGTCGAGGGCGCGCTCTTCTACCTGTACAAGCACACGCAGGACGTCGAGCTCGCGCAGGGCGCGCTCGACGTGTTCGACGGTACGATCGAGTCGTTGAACGACGCGCACGCGCGCAAGGTGAGCTCGGGCTCGAACCAAGGGCACTACAACTTCGGCCAGCGCTACCCCGCCGGGAGCTCGATGTAATGCCGCTAGAGAGCGTCACGTTCATCTCGGATCTCGTCGCGACGAATCCCGTCAACGCGACGGATCAGGTCGCGCAGGGGGACGATCACCTCCGCAACATCAAGCTCGCGCTGCTGAACACGTTCCCGAGCATCACGGGCGCAGTGACGGCGACGCATACCGCGATCAATCAGACGGCCGTCGGCACGGGTGGCACGTTCCCGGCAATCAACGGCTCGGCGCTCACAGCGCTCAACGGCACGAACATCACGAGCGGCACGGTTGCCGATGCACGGCTGTCGGCCAACGTGCCGCTGCTGAATGCGATCAACGTATTCACTGCGCCTGCTCAGCAATTTTCAAACAACAGCGGGCCGTATCTCAGTCTGGTCGATGGGGATGCAGCGGCGGGGCAGGGATGGCGGCTTCGCAGCACTGGTGGCACGTTCATTTTGTCGTCTACGAACGCCGCAGACAGCCTCATTGCAAACGCAATCGTTGTCACAAGTAGCGCAGCAGCTATTACAGACCTGTCTCTGACCGCGACGGCGATCACGCTGAACGGCGTGAACGTCACAGACTTCGCGCGGCTGTCGCAAGCGAACACGTTCACTGATCCATTCCAGCAGGTAACTGGCACGAATGCACGCTGGGATTTGACTGATGGCACTGTTGTCGCGCGTTTCATGGCTTCAACGTCCGTCTCGGCGGCCGTCTTTGGCTCTACTTCCAATCATGCCGTTTCGTTCAGATCGAACAATATCGAGCGGCTAGTTATCGACAGCGCTGGAAACTACGACTTCAAGGCCGGCACCCTCGCGACGAACAACGCGAGCGCGTCCGAAGTCGGCTACAAGGGCGCTCCGCAGAACGTCCAGAATGGCAACTACACGCTCGTGCTCGCCGACGCTGGCAAGTCCATCGTCAAGCAGTCGGGCGGCGCAGGCGAGACCATTACGATCCCGGCCAATGCTTCGGTTGCATTCCCTGTCGGTACGGTCGTCCTGATCTCGAACAAAGGCGGCGGCACGCTGTCTGTTGCGATCACGACCGACACGCTGTCGCTCGGCGGTACAACGACCACAGGCACTCGCACACTCGCCGACGGCGCACTGGCGACCCTCTACAAAGACTCGGCGACGAGCTGGACGATTAGCGGCGCCGGTGTCTCGTGAGCGGCGCCGTGTCTGCTGTCGCGGGGATGGACGGAGTGCGGTTCCCAACCTCGACGATCAATGTCGTCGACACCGTCAATGACCCTGCGGACGCAGCCGCGAGCCTGACGCTAAACACTACGGGCGACAGCGACAGCACTGGAAACGGCAGCACCCCGGATCCCGATTGGGCGTCGCCCAACGTAGTTGCCGGAGCCAACTACTGGTGCCACCTCACGGTGGACTCGGGCACGGCCCCTGGCGGCTCTGCAACTGCCACATGGCTGCAACTCAATTCTGCGCGCTCTTGGACGTGGGCGCGAACCGTCGTCGGGGTGATCGTCGCCTCTTGCACGCTGCGAATTGCCTCCGACGCGGCCGGAGTCAACCTTCTCTCGTCGCGCACGGTGTCCGCACACGCAGAGGTCATATGAGCGAGGCGGTGCACCTCGACGACATTGCCGCCGCACTGCTGATGCGAATCATCGCGCAGAGTCCTGAGAGCGAGCTCGTCGGCGCTGTTCTGCCTAACGGCACGTACCAGCTCGGCGACAGTATCGTCTCCGGGAAACGCCACGTCACAGGTATGGTGCCCGGCAACTCCATCGCAACCGCACACAACCACCCGGGCGGTAATCCCGATTTTTCGGCCGACGACGTCGAGAACGCCGACCAAATACAGCGAACGGCCTACTTAGGCGCCGGGCAGAATCCCGCCCTCGCTGAGCTCCGACGCTATGACCCCGGCTTCACCGAGACGTACCGTGGGCAGGACGGCAAAAAGCGATCACACGGCGAGGCCGTGCTGGCGCAGTTCCCGATGGACGAGTTCCGGGCGTACCTGATGCGCAAGCTACTCGATCGCGCAGCCGACGATCCGCGTGGGCTCATGCGATGAGCTACCCGAAGAAACTGCTGCGCCTGCGGCCGACGAAGGGCATCGCCAGCGACACGCCGGCGCACGAGCTCGGACCGAACCACTACAGCATCGGCAGCAACGTGCTATTCCGCAGCGGCTTCGCGCAGCGAATCCTCGGGTCTCGGGCCGTCTACGGCACGCTGCCCGTCGATCCCGTGCTGCACATGCTGAACGCGCGGGTCGACACGACGAACTTCTGGCTCTTCTTCGGCGCCGACGAGGTCCACGCGCTCGAGACGAGCAACAGCGACGAGGTCACACCGAGCGGCGGCCTGACCGCTGTCCCGCAGCCGTGGCAATACGCGAGCACGCTGCTGAGCGGGATCCCGGTGTTCACGAACGGGTTCGAGAAACCGCAATACTGGGCCGGCAACGTCGCGACGCCGTTCGTGGATCTCCCCGACTGGCCGATCGGCACGATCTGCAAGTCGATCGCCGCCTACAAGAATTTCCTCGTCGCGCTCGACATCGATGGCGCGTCGGGGCACTTCGAGTCGCAGATCAAATGGAGCGATGCAGCCGAGCCCGGCGCGGTCCCGGCGAGCTGGACGCCGGCGCCCGACAACCTCGCCGGCGACGCGATCTTGTCCGACACGCCGGGGCCAGCACTCATGGGCTTGCCGCTCCGCGGTTCGCTGATGCTCTACAAGCGCTCGAGCACGTACGCGATGGACTTCATCGGCGGCAACGACGTGTTTAGCATCCAAACGCTGTTCACGAGCTCGGGGGCGCTGACGCGGCACGCCGCGTGCGACGTCAACGGCCAGCACTTCGTCGTCACCGACGGCGACATCATCCTGACGGACGGCACCAACCGTCGCTCGGTCGGTCAGGCGCGGATGCGCGAGTTCCTGTTCAACCAGCTCGATCAAGACAATTACGAGAATCTGTTTTCGATCTATCACCGCGCGAAGGGCGAGGTGTGGGCGTGCTTCCCCGAGTCGGGCTCGCAGTACTGCACGCTCGCGCTCGTGTACGACGTCGCGAACGATTCGTTCGGCGTGCGCGAGCTACCGGACGTCGCGTGCGCGGCCGTCGGCATCGTGAACGACAGCGACCAGGATGAGAGCTGGGCGGCCGCGACGTACACCTGGGCGTCGGCGACGCAGCTCTGGAACCGCCAGAACTTCTCGTTCGCGACCGAAAGCCTGCTGCTCGGCTACGACGGCACCGCCGAAATGCAGGACACCGACGACGCGGTCACCGTCGGCGCGTCGGTCGGCCGGTACGACCTGCACTTCGACGAGCCCGAGCGGGTCAAGTTCGTGAAGCGCGTCCACATCCGCGCCAAGCCTGGCTACGGGACGCTGCTCGTGCGTGTCGGCGCCCGCATGACGCCGACGGCTGACATTACTTGGTCGACGGAGCGAACGCTGACGGAGCCAGAACAGATCGTGAACGTGTTCGCGCAGGGGCGCTACATCAGCGTCGGGGTGCGCAGCACTGGGAGCGCCGTGTGGACGCTCACGGGGATCGATCTCGAAGCCGAACTACGAGGGTACTTCTGATGTTCAAGAAACTGATCGCCAACAAATTCGCGAAGCTCGCCGGCGGCGGCATCGGCGCGATCCTCGCCGCGATCGGCGGCCTCACGTCGCTGCAGGTGCTGCAGCCCGCCGTCGAGAAAGCCAGCGACTACGCGGCATCGACCGTCGAGCTCTACTGCGAGCTCCCGGTCGTCGATCGCGCGCGCTTCCGTGCGGAAGTCGCCGAGCGCCTCGCGGCGAAGGCCTTCGCCGCGCAGGTGAGCGTGAGCTGCCCGGGGGACTGAGCGTTGTACGCCGCGACCGCGATCCCGGACGACACACCGCGCAGCTTGAAGGCGTGGCTCGCGACGCAGCTGCGAATGATCGCGTCGGAGCTCACGCACGGCAAGCCGGAGACCGTCACGCTCGCGGTGCTCGGCGTCGAGCCCGCGCGGCCGAGCGACGGCATGGTGGTCTATGCCGACGGCGCCGAGTGGAATCCCGGCGCCGGTGAGGGCTTCTATGGCCGCGAGAGCGGCGCGTGGGTCAAGCTGTGAACGTACTCCGCGTCACCCATTCCGAGCAGCTCGCGAATTTGCGCAGCTTGGTTGCGGAAGCCCTCGCGACAAGCCCGCTCGTGACCGACGCGGCTGCCGCGATCATCGAGCTGGCGGGGAAACTCAACGACCCCGATCTAGGGCTGTTCGTCTGCGATGGCGGGATGCTCCTCATCGAGTGTCGCCGCGGATTCCTGAGCCCCGGCTGCACTGTCGTTCACGTGTACTGCCCGAAAGGCGGGCGCAAAGAACTACTCGCGGCCGGCACGACGCTGGCTAAAGAGCGCGGCTGCACACGCTGGTTCGGTGTCGACATCAACAAGCGCGGTGAGGCCTACGAACGGCTTATTAAACCAGACCGAGAAATCGGGATGATGTACGAGGGAAATATCGATGAGCGGTAGCGCGAGCTCCTCTCGACAGCACAGCAGCAGTGAGAGCGCGTCGCTGGGCTTGGGCTACGGCTACTCGGGCAACGAATCGCTCTCGGACTCGCTGTCGCGCGCACGCAGCGGCGGACAGTCGACGAGCTCGCAGGCGATCGCGTTCGAGGATCTGTTCAGCCAGCTCTACACTGGCGCGACCGGCGCCGCGGGCCGCGCCGCGGCGATGCAGCCGGGGCTCACGCAGCAAGCGAACCAGCTCTTCTCGGGGGGGCTCAGCTTTCTCGACAACCTGCAGGGCGGCCCAGGCGCCGAGTACCTCGAGGGCCGTGTCACGGGCGCGAACGGCGAGCTCGACGCGCAGATCGGCAACTTAGGCGGAGACCTCGGCCGCTTCCTGCGCGAAGAGATCAACCCGGCGCTCGTGAGCCGCGGTGTCGCGACGGGCACGCTCGGAGGCGGGCGCCAGGGCGTCGCGCAAGGCGCCGCGGCGCGGGGTGTCGCCGAGGAGTTCACGCAAGGCGCGACGGCGCTGCGCGTCGCCGATCGCGCGTCGCGCGACGCGGGCGCGAGCAACTTGATGACGGCACGGACCGGCGCCATCGGCACGGGGCTCGCGGCGCTGCCCGGCCTCTTTGACATCGCCGGCGGCAGCTTCGAGTCCATCGTGGCGCCCTACCAGGCTCTGGGCTCGATCTTCGGCGGGCCGATGGCGCTCACGACGGGGCAGAGCACGAACTTCAGCGAGTCCGACGCGATCGCGCAGGCGATCTCGCGCGCGTTCGCCGAGAACTTCAGCTTCGACACGTCGTCGAGCTCGAGCCAGTCGAAAGGGAAGTCGATGGCGATCAGTGGCAGCTTTGGCGGCGGCGGGGGCTCGAGCTAATGCCGTTCGAGCGCTTCAAGGAGCGGCACGCAGGGCAGGGCCCGTTCCAGCTCGCGTATGGCGCGCTGTTCCCCGACGGCGTCTTGGGCCGCCGAGGCCTCGCCGATGAGCGCGAGCTCACGGACGAGGTGATCGGCAGGATCCAGGCCGACGAGCAGCTCGAGGGCCTCGACTCCCTGATCTCCGCGGGGCGCCGCCCGTTGACGCGCGAGCAGCACGCCAGCTTTCGCGCCGCGCTGGCGCAGGCCGCGACCGAGCAGAAAACCGTTGCCGCCGGCTTCGACGCCTTCAACCGCGAACAGTCGCGGCTGCTGAATACGAACCCCGCCGATAGCGAGCAGCTCATCACGATGACCTCGCAGATGGAGATCGCGCACCGCTACCTCATGAGCGGCAACCCCGAGCTCGAGAAAGCCGGCGCGGCGCTCTCGGCCAAGGTGCTCGACGCGCAGCAGGCCTACACGACGACCAACGAAGCGCAGCGGCTCGCGCTCGGTGAGCAGAAGTGGTCGCGGTTTCAGCAGATCGGTGACGACCTGCGCACCGAAAGCCTGCCGTACACGACGCAGGCCCGATCGTGGAGCGCGGTCAACGCAGCGCTGCAGGAAAACTCGGCCGCCGGCGACTTGGCGCTCGTCTATGGCGTGATGCACGTGATCGAGCCCGGCAGCGCCGTGCAGCAGGGCGAGCTCGCGAACGCTGCTAACGCCGCCGGTGTCCCGGACCTTGCAATCACGGCGTACAACCGGCTGCTGCGCAACGGCGAGCGGCTCACACCGGACGAGCGTAAGCAGTTTTACAACCTCGCGCGCAACGTGATGGATCGTGCGAACGGCGAGCAGCTCGAGCGCAACTCGCACGCGATCGCGTCGGGCCGGGCAGGGGACATCGGCCCGAGCTATCTCGAGTCGCTGGGCGTGCCGATCGCGCCGATCGGCGAGGTGCGCTCGGACTTCGGCACCGTGCAGAGTGGTGAGGCACAGCCGAGCAGCGAAGAGACGCCGGCGGGGGTCCTGCGCGACACCGCAATCGGCGTCGGCGACTTGTACCAGGGGGCCCGGCGCGGCGTCGGCCGCGCGATCGAGGCGCTCGCGCCTCTCCCTCGAGTGCCGGCGGCACACCAGCGGCGGCCGGATGCTCGCGGCGTCATTCAGAGGCCGACGAATGATTAAGTTCCCGAAGGTCCACATCGCGACGAGTGTCGTGAACAGGATCCTCAACGTGCACGACGAGGTCGCCGCGAAAGCGGCGAAGGTGTCGCGCGATCCGGCCGTACCTGATCCAACCGCCGAAGGCTCCGTGATCGATGCGAAGTTGAACGCGCCAACGCCCGACGTCGGTGAGGCGTCGCTCTACGGCAGCAACTCCGTCGCGGCCAACACACTCGAGGCGACGCTCGGCGGCGGCAAACCGATTCAAGGTGTGCTCGACGGGATCTCCGTCGGCTAGGGAGCGAACCTCATGATCGCAATCAAGCCGGGTGTGCGCATCCGAGGCATGGGTCCCGAGATCCTGCTCGCCGTCGTGGTGGCCCACGAGCTCTTTCGCGAGCGCGGGGAGTCGATGACGATCACGTCGTGCACGGACGGCGTGCACAAGGACGGGTCGCTGCACTACACGGGCTGCGCGGTGGATCTGCGGTTGCCGGTGCTCCACTCGATCCTCGTCGACGCGCTGCGTTCGCGCCTGGGGACGGATTACGACGTCGTGCTCGAGAAAGATCACATCCATGTCGAATACGATCAGAAGCGAGGGTAAGCGGTGGACCTCGTCTACATGCTGCTCACATCGTCGTTCGCCGCCGGCGGCGCCTGGGTCGCGGTGCGCTTGGAGATTCGCTTGCTTCAGCGTGACATCGATCGCGCGCACACTCGTGTTGACGGGCATGATCGCGTGCTGCTCGAGCACGCTGGCCGGCTGCCTCGCGATTCGTGAACGCGCCTACGTCGAGCTCGCGCTCGGCGTGAAGCTCGACGATTCAACGTCACGCGTGCTCACGCCGTTTTGTCAGACGGCGACGGTGCCAGGCGACGGTGAGCGTTCCTGCGGCGGCTCTAATCCCACGGTGCACGTGCGCGCCGGCGTCGAGCTCGACGGCTGGCTCTCGTACTGCGAGCTCGAGCACTGGTCGCACCTTCGCGATGGCTGGCCGTTCAACGAGCGGCGCGAGACCCACAAGAACGAGCTGCTCTGTGCGAAGCGTTGGGGCGCCGATCGGCACAAAACGGCCCACTAGGATCGCTCAGGCGCCGCGATCGCGGCGAGGCCTTGAGCGGAGCATCCCCCAAAATCGGTCCATGGCCGTGCGCAGCGGTCCGCGGCGCAGCTGCCGCTGCAGCTCGTGGATGAGCTGCGCGCGAATCGGCAGCGCGAGGAGCTCGCCGGCGCGGTAGCGCTCGCCGCCGGGCATCACGAGCTCGCCGGTGCGGGCGTCGATCGCGAACCCGGTCCACGCGGCGTGAATGAGCTCGAGGCGACCGGCGAGCTCGAGCTCGACCAGGCGCTCGAGCGCCGGAGGGAACCGGCGCGCCGCGCGCCAGCGCGCGATCGTCGAGCGGTGCACGCGCGTGCGCGCGATGAGCCAGTCATCGGTAGCGAACATGGCAGAGCTCCCGCTAGCCGGCTAAAGCATTGCCGAGCACGGGAAGATTCGCCGCGGCAACGATCACGGTTCGCGTTTTGTGGCGTCTACGGGGGCGTGTACGGCCCGCCACGGCACGACGACGTCGGGGCGCATAATGTATAGAGGGTTCAGTTAACCGCGCCGCCGAGGCCTCGGCACGCGGCGCCGCAACTTGCGACACGGCCACTGCCGTCGCGAGGATCACAGCCGCGGTCCCCGTCTTAAGTAACCTCGCCGCCGCGAGCCAGTGCCGTTTTATGTCGGCGCTTTTTGCACGGGCCGCGGCGATGCAGGCCATCACGTACGCCGGCGGGACGCCCAGCGCTTCTGCAATCTGCACGCACGCGTCGTCGTCGAGCTCGCGCGGAGTGTGCCGGTACATGCTGATGCGCTGGGTGTTCCAGCGCAAAAGCTTCGCTAGCTGGTAGTCGGACGTGAGCCCATGACGCTTCTTCACAGCGTCAAGGAAGTCGACAGTTTTCATAATGTCTCCAACGGCTTGCGACCTAATCATCCCGTGACGCGCTCCACGGTTCAATACGTCACCTGTTGATTCGTACGTATCAGGCGGTTTACTGTCACCGCGTGGGGCACGGTGCGGTCCTCGATGCGCACCCGCTGTCTCCAACGTCGGAAGTTTCTTGGGTCGCACTGCTGCCCCATTGACGTTGGCGATACGGGTAATGGAGACAGTCAATGGAATCCGCCTTCAGGCTTGCGCCAACACCGGCGCTTGCGACCGACGCCGAGATCAGCGGCCTCTACCGCCTGATCGAAAATCCTCCCCGATTCCTCTGCACGTGCGGCTGGTCGCTCGACGTCGTCGCCGATCTCGATGCGGCTCGTTCGCACGTTCAGTGCGGCGCGTGCGGCGGCGTCGCCGTTCGCACGACGCTGGCGCCCAAGTGACTCGCCCCAACGCCGCGTACGTAGGGCAGGGGCTCTCACACCCCATCCGCCTCGTCGTGAATCGAGGCCTGCACGGCAACGTCGCGAAGCTCATCAGCGTCAACGACGCGCTCGAGCTCATGTGCGACCTCACGGCCGCGCTCGCGCGCGCGTTCGCAGACGAACAGCAGCGGCCGCAGACCGCTCACGCTTTACCCCAACCCCACGAAGGAGACAGCAATGGCTAAGATGAAACCGGTCCTCGTCACCACGAAGCACCGCGGCGTGTTCGCGGGCCTGATCCCCGAGAAGCAGGACCTCACCGCAACGCAGATGCCGCTGCAGCAAGCGCGCATGGCGATCTACTGGGGCACGACCAAGGGCGTGCTCGAGCTCGCGAACACCGGGCCGACGGCGAAGAGCAAGATCAGCGCCGTCGCCGACGTGCCGATGCTGCACGACATCACGGGCCTCTTCGCGATCACCGAAGAAGCGTGGCGCGTGTGGCAGAGCAAGTAATCACCGCCGACGACGTCGTGCGCGCCGGGGCTTGCGGCTACGGCGTGCTCGCCGCCTTACGGCGGCATTGCAAAGCCGTCGCCGCCGCGATGACGGTTGCCGCGATTCTTGAGCTCGTCACGGACCCTGCGCAGCAGCGGTACGTGATTCAGGCTGCCGCACTCGACGGCGACGGCTACGGCTACGGCGACGGCGACGGCGACGGCGACGGCTACGGCAACGGCTACGGCTACGGCTACGGCGACGGCGACGGCGACGGCTACGGCGACGGCGACGGCTACGGCTACGGCGACGGCTACGGCTACGGCGACGGCGACGGCTACGGCTACGGCTACGGCGACGGCGACGGCGACGGCTACGGCAACGGCGACGGCGACGGCGACGGCTACGGCTACGGCGACGGCGACGGCGACGGCTACGGCTACGGCAACGGCGACGGCTACGGCAACGGCGACGGCGACGGCGACGGCTA